CTGACATAGGGTCAAACTTTACTGCACCTAAACTTAGAATAGTACAACTAGGTTTTGTGTCTAGTGTTTCTAAGTCGATCATTGCATGAGTTGCCATATTATTTCCTATTCTCTTGTCCAATACCTGCGATTATTAAGAATACATACAGTAAAGGCCATGCCCAACCTGTGAGATATCCTGTGGTATGTAGTATCATGAGTGTTAACCCTGTAGCACCCGTAGTACCAATACCTGCTGTTTGATTTGTTATTTTCATGAAAACTCCTTAGCTTTATACATATTATAGCGTATAAATGCTAAGGAGTCAAGTGTTTTTATTCTCGATTGCCTAATAAACTTAGTAGCATTTGGAACATATTGACAAAGTTTAGATATAAACTTAACGCTGTTGAAATAGCAAACTTTGCTAGTTCTTCTGTACCTAGCATTCCACTAAGAAAAGTGGTCTTTGCTCTTTGTGTATCGTATGCAGTGAGGCCGGTAAATATTAAGACGCCTAATACACTAATAGTAAACATCATTGCACTACTTTGCATAAAGATGTTTACAATACTTGCAATAATAATACCAATCAATCCTACTAGTAAGAAACTACCCCAACCGCTAAGATCTTTCTTGGTAGTGTATCCGTACAGACTAGCACTTGCAAATGTTGCAGCAGTAATAAAAAATACTTGTGCAATACTCATAGCTGTATATACAGCAAATATCGTACTCATACTTACACCCATTACTGCTGTAAAGATCAAGTAAAACATCCGTGTGCTTTCAAACGACCAGTTTTGTCCTGCAAAACTCCAGTAAAGGATCATCCCCAAAGGTGCAAAAACAAATACCCACATTAACCCACCCATAGCAAACATTAATCCACTTGCATATGTAAGGTATGCAACAACACCAGTAATACCTAAGCCTAGTGCTGTATAGTTATAAAGGGCCAGCATAAACTGCCGTAAATATTCATCGTATGCTGCACCTGTCATAGTTCTTGTATTCATATCAATCTCCTATAAACTGTGCAAGTTCTGGAGCCTTCCAGCCTTCCGGCTTTAGCACTTTGCCGTCTTCACGTTTGCGAACTTTGCCTGTGTCTGGATCAATCTTAGCAAAGTTTGTGTCCATTACTTCTTTCCAAGCACCTTCTCCGTCCCAACCTGCGGCACGGATCGCACCCATAGTAACAACAAGAATATCAACAAGTGCATCAAGTTGTTCTACAGTGTCATTTGCTTCGACTGCTTCTTGTAGTTCTTCGTACTCTTCTTTGATCAAACTAAGATACATTTTATAGTTTGCTTCACTTGGTTCTTGGTCACACGCAGAACCAAACGTGTCAATATCTTTAAATGGATTTGTCATTAATGCTGTTGTCCCATAAAGTTAGTTGGATCAATAGTTGCATGAGCACCATCGTTGTACTCTGCACCAATCTGTACATCATCCGGCTTTTCTTTACTATATGCTAGTACACATTCACTGTCTACCATTCTTACTTCAAGTTCGCCATCATCTGTTTCTAATGCCATTGCACGAGTCCAACGACCGTGTTCGATTAAGATCCAATCACCGATTTCATAGATGTCTTCGTTTCTTGAACCTTTTGAATATACTCTGCCCCAACGTGGGTAAATGCCACGTGTGGTCCCGTCATCGTTGTTAATGATAAGGCCGCTTGCTGTTTTTTGTTCACCAAAATACATATCGGTAACTAACACACGGTCCCCTATTGCTTTTAAATTTCCTTTGAACTTTTGTAAGTGTACTGCCATTTATGCCTCGCTCTTAGGTACAAAATTTCCTTCTTTGTCTTCAACCCATTCTTCATCCATTGCTTCAAGTTCTGCTTGTTCTTCTACAGAAACTTCTTCAGTGATAGCAACAGTTTCTTCTGGTGTTGAAACAACTTCGTCTGCTTTTGCTTTTGCACGACCCGAACTGCTACGAACTTTACCCGCTACTTTATAATGTTCGCGTACACGATCATCTGCTTTGCGGATAATCTTTCCGCCTGGTCCTAGTTCGTCACCACGTGCATTTACACGAGCATTACCTACTGCTGGTGTAAGCTCATTTCTTTTTCTTAGTAGATCCATATCTACTATTTTACCACGCATACTTCTATGCTGTGCTTTAACTTGGTTATTTTTCGCCATTATAGACTCCTTAAACTACGTACTTATTTATCGAAGGAACTCACGCCAATCTAGGCCATATTGGATTGAGTTTATTTTGTGTACACCTATTAAGTATAACACATAACTAGCCACACTTGATCCACGTCCTACACCCCATACAATATCGTTCTCACGCATAAAGTCTACCAAATATATCATATATTGTAATAATGGATACATACCACGAGCAGAATATTCTGTAAGTTCTTCGGTTACACGGATCCATTCTTGTGTATCACGCAACGCCACAGGATCTTCTATTTGTAGTTTTTCCATTAGTTTTGCTTCAAGCCATTTGTTAGGATTAAGTTCTTTATACTCTTGTGGCATAAACCATTCACCTTGACATACACCGTCAAATGTCTTTTGATCTACATCTAGTGGAATATACCTTTGCAATGGATTCATACCTTGTTCTTCCATTGCACTATTGAACTTGTCAATTTCGTCAGATTCGCTACATAGTACAACGTGTACTTTGTCAGCATTGCCGCTATAGATCATATCGATAAGATCGCGGTTAGAGAATCGTGGTATACCTAGTTCGTCTGTTTTCATAAGCATTAATGTATTTTACGATACATTTATAAGATTGTCAAGACCTTTATTACCGTCTTGTTGATCTTTTTGACGTTGGGCTGCTAGAGCTCTTCTTGTGTTTATTTCTTGTTTATACGTGTCAAGAGCAAGTTGGATTTGCCCTTGTAGATCTGGATTAGAAGTTTGAAAAAAGCGGCGTTGAAGTAGAAATATTTTTTCTTCTACTTCGTTGTCGCTTAGTTCTGATAAGTTGTTTATAAATGGATGCATTAGATTGCGTTAAATCTACCTAAATAGTTAGCAAAAACAGTTGTTCCTTGATTGTAAGTCCAAAACTCAATAATAGCTGGACCACCATCATCAACATCGTTTGTAGCAGTGTTTAAAACAAATGGGCTAGGAAAATTTTGGCTAGCCTTGATTGTGCCGCCGCCTGCTGATAACCATGTAATAGTTTGATCTACTTCTGGCTCTGGGTCTTTTGATAGTGTACTAATCTGGACAGTTATTTTTGCAAGTCCATCTCTATCAGGCCAATCAGCTAGGGTAAATGTAATATCATTATCTGCTGGATTAATAGTCATTACTTGATAATGACCATTTAAGAAACTAATGTTTTGGTCACTAATAACTGTACCGATGTTATGATATTGCTCGGTATTTGTTACAAGATTAGCATCTGAAATATTTGTACCGTTAAAATCGTTTGATTCGTTTAGTTTTGCAGTATTGTTCTGCAACGATGTTATTTCACTTGCTGCTGTTGTTAAACCATCTTTAATGATTTGAAAGTTATCACGAAATCCTTGGGTATCATTATCAACACCAGCTACAGGATAGTTCGCATCTAATGTTGTGCTTATTATTGAACTTGCCATATTTTATCCTTACATTTTCATTTAGTTAAATTATACTTCTACAAGAACTATAAGACCGCCGCCGCCTCTGTTTTGGTTGCCGCCTACTGCTACACCATCTATATAAAAGGCATTGCTTGACTGTGCAGGTGTTGTGTTGGTTCCAGATTGTGTAGTTACACCATTAGTGAGCCCAGTACCGCCGATATATCCAGATCCACCGCCGCCGGCGCCTGGACCTGTCGATCCGCCACCACCACCGCCATAGTAGCCACCGCCACCGCCAGCACCTTCTGATGTTCCGCCACCAGATCCGCCATTGCCGCCTAATAGTGCCGCGCCTGCTGTGCCCGCTGTACCATCAGTACCTTGCGCACCACCAGCACTTTGGGTGCCGCCGTCGCCGCCTCTAGCTCCGTTAGAACCATCTCCGCCGGTGTTGCCACCACCACCACCACCATAGGCGGTGTCTCCTGTTCCGCCGCCTCCGGCTCCTGCAATAATAATAGCATTACCAACTGCTACACTAGTTTCAAATATACCTGTATATCCTCCACCACCACCGCCGTCGGAATCGGCGCTAGAGTTTCCGCCTGCTGTTCCGCCGCCCGTTGCTGCTCCATTATATATAGTATTAGTAGCAGGCGTTTCGTCTCCTGCTTCGCCTGCACCCCCGACAACAATTTTATAAGTTGTGCCGCTGGTAAATGTATATCTACCACTTGAAAAGCCACCGGGTCCTCCTGTTATAGCAGCAGTTCTTCTAGTGCCGCCGCCGCCTGCGCCCCAACAGTAAATATCACAAGTAATATTAGTATCTGGTATCCATGTAATATCATCATAACCGTAACCAGAAAGAGTAGGATTATGCTCTGCTGAAATTACACCAGGAGTTGATCCAGATCCTAAAAAGATGTGAGATAAATCTCCTGAAGTTGCAACACCTTTCAACCCAGGTCCTATACTAACAGTGTTAGCTGTGCTATTTCCACTTTGATCAGTCGCTGTTATTGTAACAGCGTATATTCCGTAATCAGCTGCATCAGTTGTTCCTGTGACTACTCCATCTGAAGTAAGTGATAGTCCTGTAGGAAGTGTTCCTGCTGTCAGTTCAAAAGTTACTGCACCTATCTCGTTAGTTTCAAGTTGGGTATTTGTTAATGCGCCCGGTAAAAATGCCACTGTGTTTACAATAAATGTAGGTGCTACTGCATCTGTTGCATCTGTAATAGCACTTACTGAAACAGTATTACCTGCTCTTATACCCCATGCTGCTGCTGAAACTGCATTGTGTGTACTTAATACTGTAATAAACTTTCCAACTGGAACAATAACCGCTGTGCGTTCTAAAACACCTTTAGGTTTTAGTTCAGTTTCGTATTCTATATAACGTGCATCATCAAATGCATTTTCTGCATCTGTGATTGCAAGTGTTACTTTAACAGCAACATTATGCCTATTACAAAGACTAATGTTTGCAGTTGTAAACTGATCAGTGTCACAAGCGTAAATTGACTGTGTAACGCCGCCTGTTAAATCGTGTGTTCCTAATATACCACTCATTGTTTATTCCATATCCTTACACATATTTATCCTACATTGTATGCATAGTTTGCAAAAAGAATGTATTGTTCAGTTTCATAATCGTCAGTTCTTTTAACAATATAACGATCAATATCAATATTAAACTGTCTAAAATCAAATCCACTATTGGTTATATTATCTATTACGTTTTCTGCTTCACCCGGTTTAACATAACAAATAGGAATAGCAGTTACATAATCAAGCTCTTGAAACCCTTCTTGTGATGTACGCATCCATAGTGGTAAATAGTTTCTTTCATTTTTTCCTATTGCTTTTATATTGTCTCGCATATTGTCTATGTTAGATATATATCTCACATTATCATTGCTTTGACTTACTTTGATTGCATCACTGTCTGTTTTTATTGTATTAGTATCTGGACGGAATCTATAAGGTTCTGAATCTGATTGTTGTAATCTTATAACTGCATCTTCGCCTACTCTTAAATCAAGTTCAAAATCTGCATTGTCAACATCGAGTAGTACATCACTATCTCTAGTTTCTACTATTATCTTTCCGTCTTCAGCGTAAATAAATCTTACTTGAGCTCTACCATACACTGGTAATAGTTCATAACCTGCACCAGTTCTAGTTTCGTCATCTTTAAGAGCATACTGTATACTGTCAACAGTAAGTTTCTTTTTGTTTTCTATGCTAAAACTTTTTCTTGTTTTTCCTGTAGTAGGCTGACTAGGATCTACAACTTCTAAGTATACAACTTCATAAACAGTGTCGGTAGTTCCTGGTTCAATAGCTTTAGCACTTTTTATCTCACCAACTGCGTAAGTTTTTCTTTTATGGTTTTTAGCTGCTGCCGCTACAAAGTTTTCAATAGTTTTTGCTTCTATACCTGCATATACTAGCATTTCTAAACTTGTTTTAACACCGAACGAAGGATCGTTTGGACGATAAATGCTATTTGGTGGAAATATGTCCGGATTACTAGTAAAGTTTCTAAATGCAGTTCTTTGTTCTGCAGGGATTAACGGTTTTGCATATATGTCTGTATACACAGTATTGTCTAAATCTTCAACTAAAAGTGTAAACTCTCTTTCTATTGCTGTATATCCAAATCTATCACGAGCTTCAATAGTAAAGTTATATCTTCTGTCAAAGGAAGTATCGCCCGGAATAAAGCCATCGAATGTTACTGCCTTATTATCAAATATTGTAAGACCAAGTCCTTCGCTAGTTTGGTATTGTCTAGGATTACCGGTAATATCTCCGTTATAACTTAGTTGCATACCAAAAGGAAGTTTACCCGACTTTAATGTATAAATCATAGGACTATCTGGAACTGTAGTTTCTGCTACTACTTTTAAGTAGCTGTTGAAGTTTGCACGTATAGTTCCAAGATCTGCTGCTGTTATCCAAGATATATTACTGTCTATTTCTCCTATAACTTTAATCTCAAAAGTTTTAGATGTGCTTGGAATATCTACTTCGTCATTTGCTGCAACAATAACATTTTCTACAAATCCTTCATTTCTAAATAGTGCAATACCTATGTTTCGTCCTTGGTTAAATTGTGTAGAAAGATTTACATCAAACTTTATTCTGTCTTCATTATCTCTAACTGTAGTGATTTTCATTCTTGTACTATCATCGCCTAGTAAGAAGAACTGCTCAATATTTTTTGCGATTCTACTTAAACTTGTACTAGGAATGCGTAATCTCCAGTTTTGCTGATTAAATACATCTACATATGCTGTGTGTCCGTATGCTGCTTCTAAAGATTGTTTAAGTGCAAGAACTCTATCAGACAGTGATAGATCATCTGGGTTTTCAACTACTTCAGTCCAGTTAGCAGGATTAAAGACAACTTGTACAACACCATCTACTGTGATTGGAACTTCTGTTACAGGATCAGTTTGAGCTTCTAAGTTATGAGTAAATGTTGCCCTGTAAACTCTATCATTGCCACCTACTTCTGTTCCGTAAATGACAAGATCTCCTAAGAAATAGTTTGTTCCTGCTTCCATTCTTCTTGGAGATCCGTTCGGATATATTTGATCATTACCCGGGGTTACTTGTTGAATGTCCCATTCTATATAAGGAACAATATCATTTATAACATATGCTTCACTGTCACTAAGACGTATAGTACGTCCTCTGTACTTTTCTTTTTGAGATTCGTTTAATCTATTAACAAAAACAGCATCTTGATTTTTAAGTGCAGTTCTGCTAGTTATTAAACTGATGCTAGGAGATAAAGTACTATCTAAGAAAATAATGTCATAATCAGTATTTCTAGCATCAACGTTGGTTACTCTATACGTTCTATTTTCTAAAAGTATGTCTCTACCAATAAGCTCTAATAAATCGTTTATACCGTCGATATCGCCAGTTAAATCTATTTTATAAATTTTAAAGTTATCTTTACCTAACAAAGTATCTTCATAGTAGTTGGCATTAATAGAAACAGTATCTAAATCTGTTGTTATTCTTGTTGCTCTAACAGTAAACTTATAATCTTTTGTTATTGCTGGTTGGTACGGAATACGACCAACTATTTCTCCGCTTTGACTATCTAGTGAAGTCCCTGGAGGTAATATGCTAGGAGTACCGTCATCGTTTGTACTATCTAATGTATATGTTACTACACCTTCTAAGTTTGGATTATCAATAATATCTAAGTTGATTGTAGTATAGTTATTAGCACGTTTAAATCCTAAGTCTCTAGGTGTAAGCCAAACTGGAGTTCTAACATTAGTTGTATCAGCAGTAAACACTCCTGTTCCTGCTTGCATAATAGTGTTATCTGCTTTTAAATAATCATCGCCGACAAGATATATTTTAAACTCTCGTTTAACAAAGTTTTCGCCGTCTGTAACAGTTACTCTAAAAGGATAAAATCTATTAAGTTTTCTAGGATTAACAACTGGTTCGTTGTAATCAAAATCTACAGTATCGTAAAAGAAACTACCATAACCATTTGAAGATATTGTGCCATAATCTGCAGGAAGTGCTCCATACGGCGCACCGTCATAGCCTCCTGCTTGATACCTTTTATCTAAACTTAATAGAGGTTCTACTATACCTGTAAGTTTTCCATCTAAAGATAGCGTAATGCCTGGAGGAAGCTCGCCGTCTCCTTCTGCTATAAAATATTCTAAAATATCGCCTGCACTTAGATCAGTATCTGTTGCTTGTAGTTGAAAGTCAACTTGCTCGTTATCAAGTATAAACAAAGATTGATTACTTCCTACTGGTAATAACCCTTCGTTTGTTTGCCATACAGGGTCATCAGGTCCGCTTACATCTATCTGTACAGTTCTATCTTCAAACTGACCTTGATATTCTGCCCTTAATACAAACTTACTTGTAGTATTATAAGCTACTTCGTAAACTGTGCCTTCAATAAACTTTCCGTCTGCTGATAATCTTAACCCGGCAGGCAAGGATCCTGTTATAATTTTAACTGTACTTGGGATATTTACATTTAACGGGAGTAAAAGATTAACATTAGATCTTTCGATCAGTGTTGCAATCTTTTTACCTGTTTGGATACTCCATAAACTATCGGGATTGGCCATACGTGATTCCTTCTACAGTAGTATTTATCGGAATCAAATACTTCCTAAATCTACATTACCTACTGCTGGAGCACTAAAGCTACCGAAATCAACGGCTGTGTTTGCAACGATAAACTGTATAGCACTAGTATAATCTTCTGAAACAGCACCAAAGTCCCAACCTTCGTTCCAGCTTGCCCAATCTCTCATATCGTAACCGTGTACTAGTCCTGTTAAGTTACCTACAAACGAACCAGATACTTGTGCTGCATCTATATTTCCAACATTTGTAAGGTTGAACCCTTGTGCATCTAGATTGCCACCTAGTTGGGGTGTAAGATCTTCTACTAGTTCTGCATTATAATCATTTGTGATTGTAAGAGTATTATCTGTAGCAGATGTGCTTATTCCGTCTCCGCCTAAAATATTCAAAGTAGTAGATCCAACTAAGTCAGTATCTCCAGAATCACTTGCTATTGTAAGTGTGCTTTCACTACTTATAGTAATATTATTATCTGTAGCAGTAAGTGTAATGTTATCTCCGCCTACGATTTTTTTAAACTGTAGATCATAGTTGATTCTATTTGCAAAAAGACCTTCGCCGTCTGGCCCAAGATTACTACCTGTAGTTTTTTCGTCATCTCTTAGATCAAGCTCTTCAAAGTTTTGGTTTACTTTGATAAATGCTTCTCTTAGATCATCACCTGTACCATCATTTGCAACATTACCTATGTTTATTAGTTGTACTGCCATTATTAATCCTTATGTACTAGTATCATTTATAGTTACACTAACTGAAACATTTATGCCTTCTAATGTCATAGTAAAAGTTTCTGCACCTTCTAGTGTTGTGTCAGCTGACACTGTAAAATCTGCTGTTGCTGAGTCAGATGATACAGTAAATGTTCCGTCTAGTGGTACGCCGATATCTCCGCTAGAAACACCAGTAATACCGTAGTTTATAACAGTATCATCTGGAACATTTGTTGTAGTTAAAGTAATAGTAAAACTATCACCTTCATTTACACTTGCTGCACTCGAAGCCAAAGAGTAAGTTTTTATTATACTAGTATCTGTTTCTGCTTCTGTAAATACACTTCCGATAGAAAGTTGAGTTTTACGGTTAAACTTATTCCAAAGAAATCTGTTACTAGAACCTAATAAACTTCTATTGTCTGTGTAGTCTGTATCGTTGTTTGCTGTTTGATATACTCTATCTGTTTTAGAGCTACTTTTAAAATAACTAAGAGCTTGTGCAGGAGTTGCACCTGGATTTACTTGCAACCATAATGCAAGTACACCTGCTACTTGTGGAGAAGCCATTGAAGTACCACCTAAGCTACCAATATTAAAATCGCTGTCTAGTGGATATGGTCCACTAGTATATGCTGTAGTTGTACTTAAACTACTAAAGATTCTAGTCCCCGGAGCCCATGCATTTACACCCGGGCCTGTTTCTGAACTAGTTGCTTTTTGTTCTCTACCATTGCTTGCAAGATCAGTATCAATATTGCCTACAATAAATGCTTCTTGGCCATACGGTGATCCTCCTCTATGATAGTATCTTGTTCCGTATAGGCTACTTGTAAAGTAGTTGTCATAGTCAGCGCCACCATCTACATCAATCTTTTGTTTGTAGTTACCTGCGGCAATACAAACATGTACTCCTGCATCGATTAGTTCTTCAACATCTGTATCTACAGAAGCAACTCTTGTAGGATATCTATAAAGTCCGCTAACTAAATTTCCTACCATACCTTTAGCAGTATCTCTAGCAGTGCCTGTCCAAGGAGTTCCTCTATATTCTCCTCCAGTGATGTTTGCAAAAGCAGACGTGTATCCCCAACTCATATTAACAATAGTCGGACGTTTTGCGCCAGTAACAGGGTCAACTGCTTTAGCTGCATGCCATTCTTTAATAACATCAAAAACATTTGTGATTGGAATACCGCTGTTAGGATCACTCGCTCCTTGTAAGCCATTAACTTTTACAGCATAGATACGTGCATTTTTAGCCCAACCATATGTTTTACCTGCTGCAATCCCTGCACAGTGAGTACCGTGTCCGTCATAATCAGTGTAGTGTTCTGTTGGCATAGATCCGCCGCCACTGAATCCGCTATACCAGTCTTGTTGTACTACTCGTGTAGTACCTGAACTATCTTGGAACTCAGGATGATCTATTTGTAAACCACTGTCTTGGATAACAATGTCTACACCTGTACCGTCAAGTGTGTAGTTGTATCCTCCTGAAATGCTATATCCAAAGTAAGGATTGTTTATTTCGTTAACTCTACGCAATCCCCAGTTAACATATTCACCACGTGTATCTTCAGTCTTACTAAAATCACCAGTCTGTTGAGCGAAACGGACTAGTTCAATGTCATCTCTTAGATCTGGACGTAACTCGCATGCAACTACTCTTGCATCATTGTTAAGTGCTGTTGCTTCTGCATCAGTAAGCATATAGTGTGTATTACGCTGTGATGCTGGACGAGCGTTAGCAACCGTAACACTTCTACCTGGTATGTCACCTGCGCCAGTTGTAGCAATCATTTCTGCATTAAATGCAGTGTAGTCTACACCTTTCTTTAACGTAACAATATATTCTCTTTCGCTCATTTGTTTTTCCTATTTAATATATTTATTATACAGCACTTGCTATTTGTCTCCAAGCGCCGCCTAAGTATACTGTCATTGTGTTTACACCTGTAGTATGCGGATCCCAACCAGTACCATCTGCTACTGCTATCATGCCATTTACAGGATTTGTAGGTTCTGCATTCAGCGGTGTTAGAGTAAGCAAGTCACTCGTCATTGTAAAGTCAACAGCGTTAACCATTACACTTGAGTCATCTGCAAACACACTACCTTTTACATCACCTGTAAATGATCCACCGTCTTGTAAGTAACCAACTGTACTGTGATCGCCCCAACTGTATGCTGTATCCCAGTTTGTTGCACCTTCAATATTTGCTTTATATACTGTTCCGCTAACACCGTCAATAATAACTGTGCTATCATCTGCAACAACACTACCTTTTAAATCACCTGTTATACCTGCTGTAGCATTAATATTATTTGTTATGTTCCCAAAGAATCTAATGTTTGTTGCAGTTAAGTTAATAAATGTATTTGAGCCTCCTGGGCCAATACTAATAGCTTCGCCTGATGTAAGTCCGTTTGTAGTAATACTAATACTATCATCTGCTTTTAAGTTGTTTGCAATCAATGCATTTGTAAACTGGATAGTACCTTCTACTGTAGTTGTACTTCCGCTGTTGCCTATTGTGATTGCAGTAGCATCGTCTACACCTATATCTAATGTAGTATTATCAATGTTACCAGTTACGTTTCCTGTTACGTTGCCAGTTAAGTTACCACTTAGTGTTCCGTTAACAGCATCTATAATAGGAGTACTATCATCACCAAAGACTGATCCTATTAAGTCACCTGTAATTGTTTTTGCATTTACGTTGCTGTTTAAGTTAATAACACCAGTTGTTGCTTCAATGTCAACATTTCTATTTGATGAAGTTATACGCACATCGCCTGTAGCAAGAACTCTAATAATACCATCATCTGGTGCTCCGCCGTGTACAATAGACAATATAGCATCACCACCGTACATCCAGTTATAGCCTCTAATAGAGCCGTACAAGTCACCTGTTATTTGGTTGTTAACACCGTCAACAAGTATTGTACTATCGTCACCTACAAAAGTACCTTTGTATGCTGCTGCTTCAAGTGCGCCATCAACTGTGATTGATCCTGTAACTGAAACATCTGTAAATGTACTTGTTCCAGAACTAGCAGTTACGTTACCTGTAACATCACCTGTTAAGTCGCCTGTAACATCTCCTGTAACATCACCGGTTACGTTACCTATCAAATCGCCTTCGAATGTTGCTGCTACTAATCTTTCTGTTCCAAGTGTCCACTTGTCAATACTGTCATCATATACGAAAGTTACGTTTGCAGCAGAACCTCTGTCTATTTCAATACCAGCAGTTGTGTTAGTAATACCTGCGCCTGTTTCACCGTTATTAAGTACGATTACATTGTCGCTTATAGTTGTATTTGTTGTTTCAACGCTTGTAGTTGTACCTTGTACAGTTAAGTCGCCTGCAATAACAACGTCATTAAAGTTTGATTCACCTGTTGCTGTTGTTACGTTACCGTCAAACTCGCCTTTGTGTAAATCTATCCATGCATCATTTTGATATATCTGCAATCTATTTTGATCAGTGTTGTAAATAACATCACCGTTTTGTGCAACTACTAATGCTGCTTCTGCATCTGTAAATCTAGCAAAGCGTACTGGAGTGTCTACTACCCTTATTCTGTTGCCTGCTTTTAATAATAAGTCTGCGACAGCATTTAGTTCTGCAATACCTAATCCGCTTTCAAATGTAAAGTCATCTGCTTCAGCATTGTGTATAATAGTGTTGCCTGTATTTTCTTCACCTATAACAATATCATAGTTATTTTGTGCATTTATAATAACATCGTTATCTATTGGTCCTATATATTGATCTGATATACTTGTGGTTAACGTTGCTGTTGTTGCTGTAAGGTTAACTGTAGTTATAGTTGTATTATTTACAACGCCTACAACTTCAGATGCAACACCATCTACTATCATAGAAGAGTCATCGCCGAATACCGATCCTCTTATGTCAGTATCAAATGTAGCACCTTCATCAAAAAGCCCTGATAAACTGCTATCTAAATCTTCTGCAAGTAAGTAACCAACATCGTTTTCAAATTCTGAAACTTGTGTAGGAGCACCTTCTAGTGCAGCATAACTAATCTTACCTGTAGCAGCATTAAAAACTCTCTCTTCAGTACCGGAGATTAAATCTCCCATAAACTCGTTTGCTACAACTCTATTAAAATAAAGACCTGTTGTACCTATATCAACTATGTTTGGTGCAGCCGGAACTATTCTAGTACCAACTTCTATTTCTTCAACTTCAATGTTACCAATATCACTAAACGGTCTAAACTCTAGTCCATCACCAGTAGCATTTACTTTTACAAACTTGTCTGCAGAGTCAACATAATCTGCCGGTGTGTCTGTTAGATCAATAAAGTTTTGGGCAACTAGTCTGTTACCATTTACTGTGATATCAGCAGCATTAATTGTACCAAGTGCATTAACATCTTGTACTCTTACAATACTGTTTTCTCTTAGGTCGAGATTGTCTCCCGCCGGTAACTCTTTAAGTTTATTACCGTCTGTTGTATCAATTACCAGTGGAAATCTATTTGCCATTCTCTAAATCCTGTTACTTACTGTATTTATCGTTATATCGGAGTGTTACCGTTTAGTGCATATACCGCCGTTGCTAACTTATCTATTGCTTCTGCAAGTGTTGTTGGACGAGGTGTATCCCATTGTGCTGCATTTGCAGGTGCATAGTTAACATCTCCTGTAAGATCTCCTACAACATTACCTGTAACGTTTCCTACTAAAGTACCATTTAAGTTACCATATAGTTCTCCGTTAACACCGTCCACAATAACTGTACTATCATCTGCTGCTACTGTTCCTATAAAGTTACCGTAGAATGTGTTTGTATTTGAATCGAAAGTTTTTGAACTATCTTGTCCAAATATGTCACCTACAACATCTGCACGTTGACTTGCTCCACTACCATTTACAAGTAAAACACCATTACCATCAACTTCAATCCTAGCACCATTTAAATAAATGAAATCCTTAATGTGTGCGTCTGCCCAACGTTGGGTTACACTTCCTAAATCTCTTGTGCCATCTGTATCCGGAACTAAGTTAGTAGCTGTATTTGCAGGATCAACATTGTTACCTGCATACAGTTCTGCAAAGTTGTCATTTATTTTATCAAATGCAGTACGTAACGGATCACCATCTCCTTTGTTTGCACTTGTACCAATATTAATTGTTTGTCTTGCCATTTGGTGCCCCTTGTACTCTTATTCTAAGAATGTTATTTTGCAGGACCGCTTGACGCTCCTGCGGATTTTTTGTATCGTTACTAGCTTTCATCTGGTTTGTCTTAACTAGTTTATCTACTTTAGGTTTATCCATTAGTGCTTTCCTACTACTACTTCAATAATGCCACGTTCGTCAGTATCTTTAGATTCTAGTGCTTTACCTATTACTGTTCCTACTGCTGGATTATTATTAACAATCGCATATCCTGGAACAGCACTTGACACAAGCAAATCTCCTTTTACAACAGTGCCGATTACCTTACAAGGCACACGACCTTGTAGTGCAATGCCAGTAACGTTTTCGCCTTCAAGTTCTGCATTCATTAAGTGCGCTGGATTAGTTGTAACAACTCCAGCAACTCTGTGATCGCCTTTGCTTGAACATACCGTAACTTCTGCATCACCGCCAAATACTAGTACAGTACCTGGCTCATAGTCTGCATCAGCTGTGTAGTTTTCTGCCAAGTCAGCGTAATATGATTCGGTAGCAGTACCACGGAATCTTGTAGCGTATACATCTTTATATTTTAGTGTTGCACTACCGATATCATAAGTATCATCAACATCAGGTAATACACCTGTTGAACTAAATGTAAACGGTACAAAGCTAGAGCTTGTTGCTGTATCTGCTGTAACAATACCTACTTCGCCTGCAACAGTTTTACCAGTATTTGCACCTATTGCAACACCTGTTGAAGCAGAACCTTTTTCGCCTGCTGCTTCAATAAAACTACTGTATATCCAATCAACTGCTAAACTTGCTTCACCGTTAAAGTTTGAAGTATTTTGAAGTGTACTTTCAGTAACACCAGTTGATCCAATATTAACTGATCCTGGTATTTCAACATCAGGGCCTGTTGCAACTGCACCAGTTGTACCTACTGCTCTTAGTATTTCACCTTGTGCAGGTGTTTTGAACACAATAGTTGTTGTATCCAATCCTAAGATTTCGTAAGTTGGGTCACCTCCAAGTATTAGCGAGTTAACTTGAATACTACCAGCATTATCAGTTTTAACAATACTATTAACTTCACCAGTTTTAGTTACGTTTGTTATACCATATATTCCCGGAGCTGTTTTTATTAATGCTTCTCCTGGATCAGCTGAAACAGCAACTAAACTTGCTGGTTCAAAGTCTGCATCTGCAAGCCCGCCACCTTCTTGGATAACTGTGCTGAATGGTAGTTCGTCGATATCATTATCTGAACTATCACCGCTCCAGTTACCTAATACATATCCGTCTTGAATACGCTGTATCTTATTCAAAGAAAGTTGTCCGTCTTCAATAGTCACCCAACCAGTTGTATTAGTAAATATATCACTATCAAATGCTGCTAAGCCTAGATCACTTTGACTTATTCCAGTAGGGCTATTTCTAGTTGATGCAGCATTCATATTCAACTTACTTTGTGCAATAGCTGCTGTAGCTGAAATATCACTGTTTACAATACTATCAGAGCTTAGTTGGAAGTTGAGTGTTGTATATCGATCGCTTACAAATCCATCACTTGATTCTCTATTAGTACCTATAGTAATATCACTGTCAGCATCAAATACACCATTTGCCCATTCATCAACTGGACCGTCTATACATAATGCTTGACAAATACCAGTTACAATAATAACGTCTGGATCTGGTGATGATCCTATCGGCTTACCATCACTAAACTCTCCTGTTACTGGAGTAAAGATAATTTCAAGAATATCACCTTCTACACCCTGTCTTTCTATTACGTCAACAATAGTACCTGTAGCACCTGTTATTGAACCACTTATACTTTGTCCTCTTGTAAATGTTCCTGGGCCTGTAACTGATCCTGCATCTACAATAAGTTTTTTATACTCTGTTTTAACTAGAAGTTGTCCTTCAACAACCTGGTCGCTATTATATGTTACTGAACGTAAATCTTTTATCTCATCTTGATTTCCTAAGAAGTCATCTACATAAGATTTAGTTGCTGCATCAGAGTCTGAAGTAGGTGTTCCTAAGTTTGTAACTTGATTACCTGCCGCATTCAAATCGTCTGTCATCGGAACAGCACCGTTTGGAGCAAGCACACCTGGTCCTAGTTTATTGGAAACAGGATTACCGTTTACATCATATCCTAAACGTCTGTTAATGTACCCACGTACAGCAAGTTCTGTTGGAACTGTATCAGCAGCGTTATCTGTCATTGCTGTATCAGTTGAAAACTCAGTAACAACAACACCACGTTTAAAGCCTAGACCGTCAACATCTGACAGCGCAATACTCGCAGCAAATGTAACTGTACCAGTACCTTGGTCAACGCTAAAGAATCTACCAACTCTAAAGATACCGTTTTGGTCTGTACTTACATAGAACACACGCCCTTTACCACGTTCATCGACTTCATTAGCAGAGTTTTTATCTGCAGGTTCACCAAAGATTACGTTTGGATAGTTTGAATCGTTAAAACCTCCAGTTCCAACATCAAGGAAGTCATGTGATGTAGCACGACATGTTGAGATATTAACTGTAACATCACCAGGTGCTCCTGCTCTCAAACCTGCACGTAATGTAGTTGTAACCGAACCTAATACAAGAGTTGAGTAAATGCCTGTTGCATCTGTTTGGTTAATAGTATCAATATCTGAAATATCAACAATAATGTATTCGTTATCTTCTGCTATTGGTACGATTGTATCTGTAGCATCTACACCTCTAGCATTATAAACGAAGTGTTTTTTACCTTGCCACACAAAGATTGGAGCTTCCTGAAGAGATGATTGAGTCCAGCCTACAGGTCTATTTGCTTCGGGTGTTCTAGCATTGTTGTTTAGACGGAATATTTCGTTTGAATCTAGTGTTGCTTGAACAGCTATTACAACATCGCCTGGTGTATTACCTTTTGTTGTACCTAATCCTGCAAGTGCAGTTTCTTGAGCTTTTGCAGTATTAACAAGCATCCTGATATAATCATAACCTTCATCAAATCCTGCTTGCAGTGTACCTTGTGGTAGTTCAACTCCTATACTATCACTGTTTAGGAAGCTGATTGAACGATAAATCTGTGTTGGGTTTTCATCAAATACAACAGCAGTTGATGGACGAATACTTAACACATCTGGTCTTGCTAAGTCGCTTATAATATGTGCTTGGTTTCTTCTATATTGGATAAGTGTACCCCATGGTACATCTGCAAGTAACCCGCTTGTACTAAACTGTGCATCACTTGTACTAAAGTTAAGTTTAAAAACTCTACCGTCATACATAGGAGTGCTTGTTTCTTGCCAAATATCGCCGCTCAGCCTAACTTCTGATATAACACCAAGCCCTGAGCCAGTTCCTTCGTCTACTTCAGTAACAGTAATAGTACAATCATTATCAGGAGATACACCTCCTAAGTCTGCACCACTTACTACCCATTGGTCACCTACAGTGTATGCCTCGCCACCGTTTGAAATAGTAGCAGTATATCCATAAGCAATAGTTTTTTGTACGTCAAACAATCCATCAAGAGCACCTACGTCTGCAAATGTGCTCGATAACGGAGTAATATTACCACCTACACCAACATCTTTGTACTCACCTACAGTGTGACCTGCAAGGTTAGAACTTGCTGCTTCGTATCTAGCAAGAGTAGGAACACTTGGATGATATACATCAAACTCTGATCTATTTGATGGATTTACTTTAAAGTCGTATGCATAGCAGAACAAGTTTTCTTTGTTATTACCATAACCTGTTGAATCAACATCTGTAGGGACACTGTTTGGTCCGAGTGCAGTAACAGTTGAGTCTCCTGTTATAGGACCTGTAATCTGTAGTTCTCCTGTTGTATCAAACGCTCCTTCTACACCAGTTAGATATATTATTTTACTTCCTGGTGTCTGTGGACCGTCTTCAACTGTACTATCATCTAAGTCTGCTGTAGTTACAGCAATCGTACCTGTTGCTAGAGAAGTTACCTGTTCGATTTGATCTCCTGCTTGTAGTCTAACCCTATCTGTTAGATAAAGTACAACATCAGCATCAAATACTCTTGCACTTTCAACCATATCTTGTGCAAGTAATACACTGTCTGGAATTTCATTTGGATCTGAACCTTCAGCAACAAGCCCGTATTCACCATAACATGAAGAACCTGTCAGTGATCTAATCTCTGAACCATTCTTAGCATAGTATGATGTCCAGCAATAGTATGTAAACATACTAACCATTTCTGATAGAGCACCGTTGACTGCAACGAGTCCGTATCCTTGGTCGTTAATCTGTGTAAAGTCGTTACCTAGGATTGATCTGTTACCTGCTGTTTGTAGTGTAATAGGTAATGGAGCATCTATGCTTTGGATTATCTTATTTACTATAGTTGCTTGTGTAGTTAATATAGCTTCATAAGCAGAAATATACTTTACATCTGTCCAAGTGTTGTCAGGTGTAATATCTGCAGGTAAGTTAACTAATGAATCTTCATCAATAACATCATAAATAACTTCTACTAAGCCTGCTGCTTCTAGTCCTTCTGTTGCTGTTGCAGGATTACCTGTTAGAGTTTGTCCTGCATATGTTTCTTGGACGACCTGCTGCATTATAGTTGCAAGTTCTTGATATGCTGCAACTGTTGGAGCTCTTTGTTCTGTTGGTTTTACAGCAACACCATCGTCAAAATAAGATCTTGCTGCTAGTTTAGAACCTAAGTTAGTTTGATATTGGATGTCAAAACTTACAGCGTCTACAATGTATTTTACATCTCTTTCGCATTTTGCACTGTCGTATGTTAAACTTGGATAGTTTGCAGTAATAAAGTCTGTGATTTCACTTGCAATAAAATCTCGGTTTGCTTGCAATAGTGTTCTAGCATAGGTTTTATCAGTAACACCAGTATCAGTAAATGTTACTGCATCTGCAGATGTAGGACCGTTAGTGATTATATCATTTACTTCATTATAAGCTGCTGTAACTCTGTTAACTACATCAGTGTCTGCTGCAACTTCTGTAATAAGTAGTGTTCTGTCTCTACCTGCTTCATAAGCACCTGTAGTTTGTGCAAGCTGGTCATCAATAACTACTTCTGCTATATTTCCTCTATGATATGCAAGACCATTGTATACAGCAAAGTAGTTAGTACCTAATACTGTGTCAAGTGCAACACCTTCAACAATGTAGTTAGAATCTCTTTCGCATTTTTCTTCATTAAAACTAAAATCGCCGATTGAATCTAAATCAACCCCTGTTGCAAGTTCTGATGTTAAACCTTGGAATCCATTACTATCATTAGAACTTCTATCAAGTATAAGTTCTGCTGTACCAAAGTCTGGATCATAAAGTGTTACAGCATTAACTTGGAAACGTCTGCCGTCTATATAGAACGCACAAGGTGTTTGCGGACGTCTTACAAACAATCCTTGAGGATCAGATTGGCTACCCAAACTTTGTACTCTAAGTCTAAACGGATCTCCATCTACACGTTCTGTAACTTGTACTGCGGAGTTACCAACAAATGCGTCAACAAACAATCCTCCATGGAATACTTGTTTGTTAAGACTCTTTGCAAAACCTGTACCAGTCTGACAGTATGGTGATTTAGTTAGAATTTGTCCTTCTGGGTCAAGCACCATTTGGAAGCCGCCGTGTCCTTGTCCTGTAATGTTACGTAAGATAGTAGCATCATTCATTAAGAACACATCCATCTCGTCGTTTCTCAACGGTGGGTTATAGTTCGAATCAAATGCAAAAGTAATAGTATCTATTAGATTATCAATAACAGTATCTATACCGTCGATTTCACTCCAGTAAGCATTGATTTCTGCTGAGTCAAAAGTATTGCCTGAGCGGTTTTCGATCTTACATTGATAATATCTGTCAACGCCAGCAAATGTATAGTAGACAACATTACCAACACGATATACGTTATCAGCAACCCATTCATCGGGTTCTGCACTTCCATTGAATAAATCATAATCATATTCTAAGTTTTCACCACTATTACCTGGGCGTATAGGTGATGCTCCACTTGGACCATAAAGTGTAGTCGGTGCTTCACCTAGAATAAGTTTATTTGCAATAGTATAGATATGATCTATACCTGCAACAGTTTCTGTTTCTGTACCAGCTTTCACTGCACCTGCATAGTATTCACCTTGTGCTTCTAGTGCAAACTCGTTGCCGCCGGTGCGTAGATCCTTAACTAGTGCATCAACAATAAGTCCTGTATCTCGAGAACATTTTGTTCTGCTGTAGTTTGGAGAACCGATGAGTGCAGGATAAGTTGTTTCTACATAGTTTACAACTTGTTCTTGTATAAACTCTCTGTTATCATCTAAGACTAAAGCTGCTGTATCCCAGTTGCCAACGTTTGTATAACCAGCGCCTATGTTTTTTACATTATCTGGTTTAAGCAAGTAATGATAACCAAAGTAACCATCTACTTCGTCAGTTAATGGGTTAATGTACTTAATACCATTTGGTACTGTTGCGACCCGGAATACATATTCGGCACCGCCGCCACCGCCTAGCACAGCATCAGTAACAGTTATAACTTCGCCTGCTTGCCAATCTTGACCTTCATTTGTTATAGTAATATCGTTAATAGCACCACTTGCACTTACTGTTATTTCAAACTCAGCATCTTTACCAAGTTCGCTAGACGTATAATCATTATTAGAAATAGTATAAGTACCTGCGGTTCTTAGTGGATCAATAGAAGGTTCATAGTTTAACGTTTCTATTGATGACTTTCCTAATACTAGTCCATCAAACTCTGCATCACGATAGAAGAATGTATTTGCCCAACGTGATTGCGATACACGATCCTTCGGACGTATAATAACTCGTCTAAACTCGTCGCCTTTGATAGACACGTTAGCTGGAACTCTAATAGGTAAATCTTCTTCGTAGATACCGCTTTCGATTCTAACACTAATCTGTGTACTTACAACATAGTTTCCATATTCTAATTCTTCACCTACTTCAAACTCTCTTGGAATAAGAAGTTGAACTTCAGTTTCGTCCGTCTCTGGCACACTAACAGCCCTATCACCTGACTCGTGCTTGTAGTCAATGATACGTCCAATAGCACCAGAGTTTTTACCTCTAATAACTTTACCTGGAATAATGTCTGTATTTTCTGGATTAGCTTGATCTATAAAACCGTTGTTACCATTAGAGATATTAATTTTATAAGTTGTTGAACCGTCAACAATGCTAGGAGCATTAAGAGGACCATTATTAATAACATCTATAACAATGTCAAACTTTGCTTCAGCAGCTGAGTCTGCTGCGCTATCTGGAATAATAGCAGGCTCAATGTACTGTTCTACACGACTTTGATATGATGTAGGAGGTGCTGTGTTTGTAAGAACATAATCTCTAACTAGTGTTTTTGCATATTCAATACCTGCAATAGTGTATGCTTTTTGAACACCAATAGCAACCTGTCCACTTGCGTTAGAATAATATTGTAGTCCTGAGTAACGTGATAGATAGTTTGCGTTATTACCTAGTAAAATATCTAAACTTACTGCTTCAAGAATAAGCTGAACATCTCTTTCGCATATAGCAGTGTCATAACTTTCACTAAACTCTGGATATGTAGCATCAATATAACCGGTAACTTCTTTTGCTACCCATTCTTTATTTTCTAAAATAAGTGCTCTTGCTGCTGCACGACCGACAATAGTGCTAGTAATACCTGATGTTAAAACTGTACCATTGTCTTCGCCATTGGCAAAAGTCATTGTTTGCTGATATGGACCTGGTTCAGGCGGAGCTGATAAAATTATTTCTTCTGCTTTTTGACATGCAGCATTAACAGTTCTATATGCATATGCTGGGTTACGTCCTTCTTTTCCGTCTGGCGTAAACTCTTGACTGTCGCTACCTGCTGTACTTACATACAAGTTAACTGTACTTGAAGCGGCAGCATTATCTACATAAAGTTTTGTTGCTGCTTGTAAATCATCAGGACCATTTGGCAAGCCTTTACCAGCAAGTTCGCCTGGATGATCTGATAGATTTAAAGGACCTGTCATTGAGTCCCCTTGACGTCTTACAAGGCTTTTTCGTGGAACAGCAACGTTTGATAACCAAAAACCTTCTAGTTCGTCGTCATATGCACCGTCTGTAATAGTGAATGTTCCTGAGCCACCGGCTAGAAGTATTCTGCCTGTGCCTGTAAGTGCATCTTCTTCACTTTCGTATAATGAAAGTTCGTCACCGTCTGGAATACCTAAGTAATATGTACCTCCGCTAGTAACACCAAATGGATCAGTACCTGTACTATTAAAGAAAAATGGAGCACCAATATATGCATCACTTAATCCATGACCAGGAACTTGTAGGTTTCCTAAACTTATAGAGTCAGTTGATAATACATACTCGCTAGTATCTGTAGGCTCATCACCTAGACGTAATCCGCCGCCTGCAACTTTCTTTTCTTGGTAGTTTCTGTCTGCAAAACTCTTGTTAATAACAAGGTCACTAATAGTTAAGTCTGTACCATGCACAGAGTTAAAAGTATCAATTGCTGCTTGACTAACTGTAACGTTTGCAATAGGCTGTGTAGCAGCGTCTAGTGGACCAGCTAGTGTTGGTTCCGGATCGTTTGCAACTCTTGAAACAAGCTGTTTAAGAATAACTTTACCATCTACACTAAAATCAAATCCAATAGTATCAGGTGAGCCGTCTAGGCTGTTGTCAGATGCTAGTTCAAGTAAGTTAAGACCACTACCGTCTGACTTAACTAAAGGAACTTTATTTTCGTTACCTTCATATGTGTCTGGAGTGTCACTTAGATCAGTAAAACTAATCTGTCCACCGATCCCAAAAACCGCATATATTTCTTGAAAGTTTTCGTTTACCTTACGAAAGGATTCACGAATACTATCACCGGTTCCGTCGTTACCTGATACACCAATATCAATATCTTGTCTTGCCATATTTTACTCCAAATTATATCGCTGGCTGGCTTAGTTTATCCATATCAAAGTTTACACTAACGCCGCAACCGCAGCTAGACTGTGCGTTAGGGTTTTTAATCTCAAACATTGCACCTATAATATCTTTTTTATAATCTATTTCAGTGCCCATTAGGAACATTATGCTATGTGCGCCTATTACAAAGTTGCCGCTACCACCGGTTTGCATATGAATATCATTAGGTTGTACTTCTGTTGGGCTACCAATAGTTCCCCATTCGTATTCAAACCCTGCGCAACCGCCACCTTTTAGGTTTAGTGTTACAGCAAAGCAATCATTTTCTTCACATATAGTGTTGATTTGTGTTTTTGCGGCTTCTGTAAGTGTACAAATGCTCATTTTTGCTCCTTCATCAATGTATTTATCGAACAGTTTTATAATCTTAATGTAAATATATGTATGTTCTTAAAAGAATTTAAAAAGCAAACCCGGCATGTGCGTACTAGTAAACTAGGCACAGAACATGCATATTACCGCTATAAAACCTATGTAGCGATGCTATGCGATAGTTGTGGTACAGAGTTTATAAGAGAACGTGGAAGTATGGATCCTAAACGGATATCCAATAACTACTTCCACGTTTGTAAAGATTGCGATAGTAAAAAGTTTGCACAAAAGAAGGGTGTTGAAAAGAAGCAAATGTGGGATATGCCTGCTAGTTCAAACCTTCCTATTGGTAAACTATAGTTATTCGCTTTTCCAAATAGTCCAAGCACCATACAGAATAGCTGCATATGCTGCTAATGCTGCAATAGGCTTGAAGATTAAAAAGGATACTCCTGCTACTACTAGAATAACTCCGTCTAGTGTAGTACGTTCTTTAATACGAGCATTAATCCATTTTTGTATCACGGTTTACTCTCCTTAGTTGTTGTTCAAGTCTAGTAAGGCGTGCATCTTGTGTGCGAATCTTTTCTTCTAGGCCTTGTACATATTTTTGTGACGGAATAGTATGCTGTGTACCGTCTTCTCCCAGTACAGTCATCATGTCTGCACCTTGTCCACGCAACCCACCTAATACTCTATTAGGATTTTTATTAGATGATGATTGGGTCTGGTCCTGTGACTTTCTGCTGTACATTTTGTTTAGGTAACTCATAGTGCTTACTCTCCGTATAGTATTTATATAGCTCGATACTTGCAAGATTCTTACATTTAGACTCTACCATGATATCTGCATAATCAAGGAATTCAAGTGCCCAGTTGTTGACTGCACGATTCCACATATAATCACTGTGCGCTCGTAGTTTTGCTTTCTTGTATCCTTGTTCTAGCAAATTTGTCATGTTAGGACGTTTGCCTTTGGGGAAGTTTACCAAACAATCTTCACGTGAGACACTGTAATGAATAACAGGACGCACACCACGCCAGCTGTCAATCACGCGAGCAAATCTATCGTCGGTGGGTTGAATGTATTCTCCTTCACGGCACCAGTGATGGTGTATGTCAAGTACGAGTGCGACATCGTCTGCAAGTTCGAGGCTGTGTTCAAGTCCCCACTTGTTTTCGTCGTTCTCGATCGTGATAGTGTTTCGTGCTTCGGGCGAGAGTCTCTTGAGGGCGTCTTTGATGCCTTGTGGACCTTTTCGACCCGATATGTGTACATTGCATTTAAAGTCTTGGAAGGTACGGCCGTATCCCATCCAGCGCAAGACATCGGTGTGATATTCAAATTCTTCTATGCTCCTCTCAACTATTTCCTCATTATCCGAAGCAAGGACTGTAAATTGTCCTGGGTGCATGGAGAGTCTAACATCCAAGCGTCTGGCTGTGTCTCCGACTTTGGCAAACTCTCTTTCCGCATATGCACGTACATCTTGACGCTGCCAAAAATAGCACCAAGTAGGCTCGGTATAAACAGGAAGAACATCAGAGCCCAATCGTACCATACGTAACTCTTCAGGAAGGCTTCCAACATACTCAATCAATCTCCCATAGCTTGCGATATTATGTACCATAATATCCCACAAGCGTTCTTCAGCAACATCACGTGTCTGTCGATTCAGCCACTGTACTGTTGTACTGCGAGTATTTAGTGGTCGCTGAATTTCTTCTAGCAACTTTTTCTTTTGTGTTTGATCTGGATGCATGTACTTGCATGCAAAGCCTATGCGTTTTTGTTGTGCCTTCAAGAAATCACCTGCTGTTGTAAATTTTAAGTCCATAGTTTATTATACTGCCTTTGTTGTATTGTGTCAATCATTTCCAGTTTTCCCTTACCCATAAATCTTTACAATAATGCGGATTAGGATCTCCATGGAATACTGCTACATTTGTATCATCTAATATTTTAGGATCACCTGGTTTTTCAAAATCTCTTTTACCTTTTGCACCAACCATTCTAGGTTTTCCACGCATTTCCCATTTATAACTTTGTATCCATTCTTCTGGCCAAAAATTAAAATCTTTTTTAATCTGTGCCCGTATCCAGTCTTGATCTCCATGCCAGCGTCTAATAGGATCGCTTGGGTTTCTTACAAAATCGTCATAGACATTTCTGTGTTGCCCGCTATCGATACGAAATACACTTGAGTTAAACTTTTGGTAGTTTTTAATAACAAATCTATTAAAATCTCTACATATAATAAACTCACCCGGCTTATATGTAAACAGGTTGTTTATGTTTCTAAAGATAATAACATCTAAGTCAAAATATAGCAAAGTTCCCCGTAATGGAAACTTACTGTTAAAGAACATAGGTTTATACCACCAACCTATTGCTCCTTTCATACCAGGTATTTGGGGGATAGGTTCTGTTCTTATTTCTTCATTAATGCCTGAGGTATTATCAGTAAAGCAAACAAACTCGTAGTCAAGCGTACAGTTACGCTTGACCATATTGTAGAGATTGTTTACATAAGATGCATCATATTTGTTACCCCATTTTAAACAAACAATATATTTGTCTTTATGTCCATGAGGTTTCATGACCGGAGCCACACTTTCTTGCGGCAAATTTTCGTGAGTTTCCGCACTTTTCTGCGCTTTTTCTAGAGCTTTTCGTGCTTTACGATGCTCTTTAGTTTCTCCGGAATAATACTTTTTAACCAAGTCATGCCTCGTAGATAGCTGAGTTTGCTCCGTGCTCTGCACACTCTACTCGTACACAGTAGCAACGATTGTTTGTTGTCTGTCGAATTAGACCATTTGCATAGTTAAATGCGTGTTCTGCAAACTTTTCTGCACCAACACCATCAAACTCCCTAATTTCACAAAGTCCTTTATCTTGCAATTCATAAAGATCTTGCTTGTGAGGATCCGCAATATCAACTGCTACCTTGTGATCAAAACTATCTTCAAGCCATGCCTTCAAAGGTTTTAGTCCACCAAAGTCTACTGCCCAGTTTTTATTGTCTAGATGATCGCATCCAAATGTAAATGTAAATGCTAGACTGTATCCGTGTAGCAGATGACAGTGTGAATGATCTGCGTTAGGTTGACGGAACACTGCTGATAAGCCAATGTTGTGTCCGTAGTGTTTAGTACTGTAATGTTTACCCATCTCTTGCCTCCTCGTGAGTAAGTTTGATGCGCAGAGTATTTAAAGTGGGATGAGCATATAAGACCACTGTATTCATACTATGTATTATAGTATATGTTACTTATCTTGTCAACCTTTAGATTAGGTTTATTCCAGAATGTAGGCAACTTCCAATCTTCTTCAGCATATACAGTAAAGTTTTTATCGCTATAAAGGTCAACTAGTACTCCTATTTGATGTATCCAATACCTGGGATCTATTGCACGTTTATGTGACATACCATAGTTTTCTGTATCTTTATACATGTTGTTTAGTTTACCGTCTTTACTGTACAAATCGAAACCTACAAGTTTTATGTCTTCTGCTAGGTTACATGCCAATAATACAGCGTATGGTCCTGCTCCCCAATGCCAAGGCAAATCCCAACGGTCATTACTCACATAAGGCAGTTCTGGAACTGGTTTTATGTTCTTTTCAAGTCTATGTTGTACCCACCAATCTTTGCGTGTATATACTTTTGTATTTTTATGGTAAGAGCTGTTAAGTGCTTCTTTTAGCATACGTTTATCTACACATACTAAATGATCTACCTTAGTATCTCTAAGGATAGCATTACATCCGATCTTTTTATCTTGAATTTTTTCCAGGTCTACTTTACTGCGGCTTTCGCCATTGCCGATAACTAACATAGCTATATTTAAATAAATACGTTAAGAAAACATTTTTATTGGAAAACTTGATGGGCGTAGCATACGTAGATACATTTCGAAAAATACTTCTCCAACCAGACGGAGTAACACTTACTGCTGACGATATAGGCGATACACTAACTATTACTAGAAGTGACGGTGTAGCGTTTAATCCTAGTGAAGGAGGAGATAGTTTTGAAATAGATGTTGATTATCAACTATCTGTTCCAGTTGGAACAACCGAGTTACGTTTAAATGATGTAAACTCAAACTATACTGGCATTGAAATACGAGCTGGTTCAAACATTAGTGTTGTAAGAAACAGTGATTCAGAACTAATTATTACGGCTACCGTTGGTGGTTCTAGCAAAGCAATATTAAATGCTACACAAACAAATCCAGTTGTAATCACAACTAGTGCAGCACATTCATTCTCTGAAGGTACACCTGTAACTATTACAGATGTTGTAGGAATGACACAACTTAATGGTAACGAATACTATGCAGATATTCTTACTAGTACTACTTTTGCACTTTATAGCGATGACGAACTTACAGCAAGTGTAGACGGAACAGGATTTAGCTCATACTCAAGTGGCGGTGTTGCTACAGGTGAATATTTTCCAAGAACACAACTTGCAGAACTACTAGATGTAGAAACAGACGGTGCTGCCGAAGGCCGAGTTTTAACTTATCAATCAGGTATTTGGAGACCATCGGGCACAGCAACAGTTGATATAATAGGGTCAGTATTTGCAGACGATAGTACAGTATTAGTAGACAGTGTAAATGGCAAAGTTGTCGGCGATGTTGACAACATAGAAGTGGTTACTACTACAGTACAAGGTAGAGACAGTGCTAACTTAAATATCTACAGAGGCACAAGCGGCACAGTATCATTAGGTGACGCATCATCAGGTGATGTAACAGTAAGTGATAGTGGTATTAATATTACTTCAACTGCTGGCGTTGGCATTAATGGCGCTGCAACTGGCACAGTAGAAATTGGCACAGGTGCAACTACTGGCAATGTTACTATTGGTAAAGTTGGCAACACAACTACAATTAACGGAACATTTAATGCTGCACTAACAGGCAACGTTACTGGTAATGTAGATGGTGACATTAATGGTAGTGTGTTTGCAGATGACAGCGGACTATTAGTCGACAGTGTAACTGGAAAAATTGTTGGCGATGTTGACACAACATCTTTAACACTAACTAGTGCAGATCCTTTTTTAATACAAGATACTGGTAACACACCAAGATTTGAAGTTAAAAAATATCTAACATCAGGATACGAACTGGCTGTTAACTCGGACACTGGATCGCCTAACTTGCAAGTTATGGTAGGATCAGGCTCACCACAACTAAGTGTATACAATACTTTTGCAACCGTGAGTGTGCCTACAACATTCTCTGATGTTATTAGATTTGAAGGTACTAATAATGACAGTTTTGAAACGACACTGTTCGCTATTGAACCAATACAAGATGCTACAATCGAAATACCTAACGAGTCGGGAACTATGGTTATAAAAGAGTTAGGTGTTATAGATGCTAATCTTGATGGTGATGTAGAAGGTAGCGTGTACGGCGATGATAGTACACTTCTTGTTGATGGCGTAAACAGTGTAATACCTGCGGCTAACTTATCAGGAGCACTTCCTGCTATTGACGGATCAGCACTTACTGGTATTAGTGCTGTACCAGAAGGTTCTCTTATAACTAGAACTTCGGGTAGTTTTAGTGTTACACTAGATACTCCAGGAACACATATGCAAATATTCCATGAAACATCTAGTTTTAACTACTCACATAACTCAAGTGGCGGCACCTTTAGCTCTACTTGGAGTGTAGACGGTACTGCATCAAAAGATAGTTTGTTTGCTTTTAATAGCACTGGTGGTATTTCTGTTAGTGGAACATCTAGAGGTGAACACTCTTGGTTGATTACTACTTCAGGATCTACTAAAAGTTTTAGTTTTAGTAATGCAGAAAACACCGACGGCAATGCAACCTTCTCAATAACAGGTTGCACGTTCTATGCTGTGCCAGTTGACTTAACTTCAGTCTAAACCTTTTCTAATATTTTTGAGATCTTCTTTGAGTTCGCGGATAACGTCTTTAAGACTTGCGATATATTTTGCGAACTGTGATATTTGATTAAGTACCCAATACCACCATATTATGCCTGTCGCAAAAAATACAGATGTAACTAATACCATAACACACTTTATCCAAGTGTCTGTGCCTATCCAATATGAAAATGCTATTAAGCCTAGTGCTGTAAAAGCCAATACGGTGGCTGCTTGTCGCCAACGGTTTACTTCTTTTTTTGTTTTGTTCATATGCCTTTCTCCTGCCTGTACAAAATATTTATAGGCAGTTGTAATATTATTATACTAGAGCTTTAAGCAGATATTGCGCCGAAAGGCTTCCATTCACCTGGTGTTCCGTCACGCACACAAACCCAACCAACATAACCTGTTGCTACTGCGTTTGTATTGTACATAACATCACCTTGTCTAAATGTACTGTTTGTCGGAACTTCTGTTCCTGTCATGATTTTTGTGCCGGCTATTTCAATGGTGCCTGCACTTGAGAATGTAACGCCTTCTCCTACGTTGTTTACACCTACGCCCAGTTTACCAAACACACTTACTCGTGCATCGTTACGTCCACTGCGTCCGAAGTCTATCTTACCGTTTGCTTTAACTGTAAGTCTAGTTGTGTTGTCTGTAACAATCTGTAGATCATCTGTTGTCCAGTTACCAATCTTAGTTGCTTCTGATTCAACATCAATAACAAACTCTGTTTCGTAACTTGTTACACTGATATTTCCATTCGGAGCATCAGTACCAAAACCTATGCGCTGACTGTCTGCGTCATAGATAATAAACTCATCAATGCTAAGGTTGCCTGTTGTGCGTAGATTGTTGAGTGTTCCTACTTGTGTTAGGCTACTTTTACGTATGCTTGTGCCTAGTGTATCAACAGTTAGCACATCAATGTTATCAATCTTATACGCATTGCCTCTGTTTAAGTCAATGCTTTCACTTGACCAAATACGATCCGGATTAGCACGATATACAAAAGATTTAGACGGACCATCGCCCTTCCATACAAGACCTTTGCCATACAGGCCTGAATCATCTGCTGTAAACTCTAGTGGGCTAGAACGTTCGTTGCGTATATCAGCAGTTAGTTCATCAACGTGTAAACTTTTTGCTGTGATATCACCTTGTACTTTAAGACCGCCCAGTACTTGTACACCATCTTTGTTTCTTAGTGTTCTAAGGTAGATATGGTCTGTGATTAAGCCGTCGTCTTTTATTGCTACTACTTGTTTTGTAGCTTCATCTTTAATACCTACACTACTAAACTGTGTGATGCGTCCGCCGTGTATCTTATCGCCGCTTATTTCATTATTTTTAAACTCTGGCTTCTCAGCAGGTTTTAGTGCAATCTTTTCTACTGCACTATGAACACCGTCTAACGACTCTTTAAGTTTTGCAAGTGTATCGTTTACGTGTTCCATATTACTTTCCTATTTGTCCAAATGGCTTCCACTCTCCAGGAGTTCCTGTTCTAACACAAATCCATCCTACATACCCAGTTGGAATAGGATTCTCGTTCCAGACAATATCACCTTGTCTAAAAGATCCAGAGTCTGGTATTCCTGTTCCGTTCATAAACTTTTTGTTTTCAAACTTAACTGGTCCACTAGTGCTTATACTTACACCTTCTTCTATATTGTTTACGCCAACGCCCAAACGTCCGTGTACACTTACTTTAGAATCTGTTCCTTCAGAATCACCTAAATCAATATTTCCGTTTGCACGAATAGTAAGTCTAGTTGTATCGTCTGTTACAATTTTTAGATCGTCGGTTGTCCAAGTTCCAAGTTTAACTGCTCTCGATTCTGTATCAACAATAAACTCACTGTCTAGTGTTGCAATACTAAGTTTACCATTTGGTGCATCTGTTCCAATACCTAGTGCTTCACTATTGCTATTATAATGAATATATCCGTCTATAGATAAGTTGCCGCTTGTTTTTAAGTTATCAAGTGTTCCAACTTTAACAAGACTTGAACTTCTAATACTACTGCCTAGTTCTGACTGACTAATAACTGGAGTATTAGCAATCATATAACTAGCACCTGCGTTTATGTCTATGCTTTCGCTAGACCAAATTCGATCTGGATTTGCTCTATAAACAAGTTGCTTTGTAGGACCTGCGCCTCTCCATTGTAGTCCTTTGCCATATATACTGTTTTCACCTTCTGCATTAAACTCTACAGAAGTTAAAGACTGCATACGCATGTCGTCTACAGTAAGGGCGCGATTAACTATATCGCCAATGGATTTGCCCAAATCTTGGATTGCACGGTCAAGGTCAGATGTATTAATTTGTGTCATACTGTATTTATTAAGATATCTTCAGTAACACAGTATCAGGGTTGCATCTTCCGTTTAATTTTGTATCAGTTGTTGGGATTTCTTCTAAGAACTTGCGTAGTTTAACCTTGCCTGCATCTTTAAACTCTTTGAGCTGTACATCTGGCTTACGCAATGTCTTTTGTATACTTTGTGCTTCATCATAACCTATAATAGTTGTACCTTTTACTTGTAAACCACTACCATCTCTGTTCATACCCTTAGGATCAATGTTACTAGCAACATACTTGCCTAGTTTGCGTGTTTTAACATTGAATACCCAAAGTTCATTTGCGCCTAAAATCTGAGCGGGATCAACACTTGCAAGTTTGTATTTTTCATCAACTTTTAGGAACTTCAACTTCTCAACAAGTTTAGTAGCACTCTTAGGTTTTGCTTTACGTGGTTTACGTGTTGCTTTAGCACTTTCGATAACAAAGTCTAGTGCTGTTCGTAGTTCTGAAATAGCCGAGCGATACTTTTTGATGTCGGCTTTCTTAACGTGAACATAGCCTTCTTTGAGTTGCATCCATAGGTCTGCTGTAGTTTCGTCCATTTTTTTGAGCTGACCAGCAGTCGGCATACGTTCGAGTTCGTCATAGTCGTCGAGTAAGTTTTCATAAAAACCTTTTAGTTTGCGAGCGTGTGCTTGTGTTACACCTTTGTCGCTGAAATGTTTTTTAAAGTCAAATCCTTTAGGATCAAACGTGTCAGGATCTGCAATATATCCTTCTAGCCAATCATCAATTGCTTCGCTTTGTATTAGAGCTTGTTCTCGTAGTCGTTCTTGGATGCTAGGAACATATACATTTGCTTTTTCTTTTTCTTCTTCTTTCTTAACTTCAACAACTTTTGATCCCGCTTCAATAGCCTTTTCAAGTCGGTCTTTGATAAAATCACTGACAGGGCGTTTACTTCCCATTGTGCCTGGAAGACTTTCCCAATAAGCATTTTCTTTTTCTACATAGTCAGGAGCACCATCAAGCAGTTGTGCAGAACTAATACCAGCAGTAATACTTAGAATATAACTAGGAGCGGCTTTTGCATGTTTAATCTGTTCTTTTGTGTATTCGCCCGACTGTGCCATCCACTTAAAGGTGAAAGCATGTAAGTCAGCAGGTTTAAAGTTATCGTAGTAGAACTGACGGCAGGTTTCTCTATGGCGATGTATTTGATCACCTTCCCATTGTTCCCAGCCTTCCCAACCGGGTGACGTTAGTTTGCCGCCACGCTTTACACGAGGGGCTGCTCTTGGTGCTTTTTTCTTTGCTCTTGGAAGTGCCATGTATGTTCTCCTAACAATGTTTTGTTAGTATATAGTCGTTAATGAATAAAGTCAAGCCTTTTTGAGTGCCCAAAACGTAGCATGCTTATCTGATAGTAACCCAGTAATAGTTATACGGTATCCCATTCCTGCATAATCTGGGTTGATGTGGTAAGTAGGATCTTCTGCATTTTCCATACACCACTTACCTTCTTTAGTTTGCTGCCATTGGTACACAGGTTCTGCTAGATAGATCTCAGGATCTTCTACATCGCCCATTGTAAACTCATGAAGAATATACTTAGCCTTCACGTTCTAAGTCCCAACGTACTATGTTAGAGTTTTTCGCCAACTTCGAATCCGCGGAAGGTTTTGAACCTTGGGAAACGAAGCGAATAAGTACCGTCTTGATTTTGTGTAATAGCATCTGCTCTAACCTCTACAAGTTGCCCAATAAGATCGCTACGACTATTCCAAAAACTATCGCGATCGCTGTCACTAAACCCGCTCCCGCAATTGACTTGGACCATTCTTCCATCGTCGTTTCCAACGCATACCAATGCGCCAAGGCGTCCTTCGTTTCTTCCTGTTCCTTCTTCAACATCTTTAACCTCTAATGTTACCTCAATGAACGGCTTTGCTTTAAGCCATGCATGAGTTCGTTTGCATTCATAAGGAGCATCAACGTCCTTAATCATAACTCCTTCGTAACCACCGTCTACAGCCGCTTTATTAAGCTCTACAAAGCGTTTTTGTCCTTCAGCAGTGTCTAAGTCTACTGTTTCCCAATCCAACGCTTGTACATGCTTTAAAACGCTCTTATGCTCCTCTACCCAATGCTTGGTAATAGCACTACGGAAGCTCTGTGGCTTATCCCACGAACCTGCTTTGAAACAATCTAGTGGAATTGTGTCAAACAAATGTAGTACAGCGTCAGTGCTTTGCTTTCCATCTTTGCGATGTACCTGCTTCATAAGGTCTTGGAAGTCTGAACTCATCACTTCGCCGTCTAGTACTAGCGGATATGGTACAGGGTAATCTTTGATTACTGCTTCTAGTTCTTCAATGATGTGTCCAAAGTTGTGAAACTGTTTCCCGTTGCGGCTAAACATCTCTACTTTGTTACCTTGGATGATTGTGATAACACGAACACCATCAAGTTTGATTTCAATCTGCTTCTTGCCAGTCATCTTCTTTTCGTGCTTGGCACTGTCATGTGCAAGACTACAAGTGAACACAGGAACAGTACCCGGTACTACTTTGTTTACAGTTTTTTCACTTACACCGCAACGTAAATCTTTAATAAGGATACGGCGATACCAATCGTTCCACTGCCAAGTAGTAGCAACACTCATTGCTAGTTCAATAGCATCACGTGCCGCATGTCCTGTTAGTTCACGGTTTTGTAGTTTTTCGGCAAGCTCAACAAACACTTTCCAATCAAGCCCTTGTCCACTCAATACATCTGAACGCTCTGGTACTTGCTTAACACCAAACGTAACAAGTGCGTCCAGTGCCATAGCAACACCTTCAAAAAACTCTGGCAAGCCTTCGTCATATGCTGATTGGATGATTGCTTCTTTGTTTAGACGACTAGGATGAATCTCTAACTGTCTAATGATTGCGTCCGGTTGTGTTCTCATGTGTGCCTCTTTCTAATGCCTCATTATGTATATATTATACTAAAAAGTTAGGGATTTGTCAACCCCTAACTTCATCAATGTTTATGGGCTTAAACCCTATTTGCTCTACACAAACACACTTGTAAGGTCCTTCTGGTGAAGGATTACTGTGAATATGTCCGTGTACGTTCAGTATCGGTGCATCACCCCATCTATGCTTTTCTGCAAGTGTAGTAGGGTGCAACGGAGTGTGAGTTGCAATAACACTACCAGGCAGTTCTAACCATAACTGGATGTCCTTAAAGAACGGTGCTAAAAACTTTACATTATCGTGGTTGCCTAATACAAGTCTTTTCTTGCCTGGCAACTTCATAAAGTTGTTTTCTAACCAAGTAACTTTGTTTTCACCAAAAAGAACATCGCCACAGTGGATAACTGTATCACCGTCTTTAACTGTGTCGTTCCAGTTATCTAACATGCATTGGTTCATTTCGTCTACACTAGAAAACTGTCTAGTCGGCTTACCTGCATAATCGTTAAATGTAAGGATACCTTTGTGGTTGAAGTGTGTGTCGCTGATTAACCAAATATCTGACATAACGCCCTCGTTTGTTACTATACATATAATATAACATCTATTTTGAAAATGTCAACCGAAAATGGAGTGAGCGACAAGATTCGAACTTGCATAAAACGGATTTGCAATCCGTTGCATAACCTTTCTGCCACGCTCACATAATGGCGGAGAGTGAGAGATTCGAACTCTCGGAAGGCTTTCACCTTCGCTGGTTTTCAAGACCAGTGCATTAAACCGCTCTGCCAACTCTCCATTGGTCGGAATGGTAGGATTCGAACCTACGATCTCCTGGTCCCAAACCAGGCGCTTTAGCCAGACTAAGCTACACTCCGTGGCATCGGTGCAGGGAGTCGAACCCCGGCTTGCGGTTTTGGAGACCGCCGTGCTACCATAACACTTCACCGACAAAAACTTTATTCAACTTGCGATTTCATCCATCGCCAATATTCACTATCAGTCATTTTTCCTTTCTCCATAAAAAAAAGCCCCCTTACATTGCTGCTTGGGGGCTTTGTCTAAAATAACTTTTTAAAAAGTCACGTCAAGACATACCCCACTTTCGTGATGGCCAACAAGTAATATTTGTTGTGTTAGTCTTGAACATGTTAAAATCCTTATTTCTTAGTATGTATATACTATACTTTATTTATTCCGGTTTGTCAACCACTTTTTAACAATTATTTGTATTTCTACTAGTTGACTGTTAAGTTTATAGCAGAAGGACCTTTTGGACCATCCTGTGTTTCAAACCGTACAGTATCGCCTTCATTCAACTGTCGTAAGCCTGCGGCTTCTACTGCTGAAATGTGTACGAAGATATCTTTGTCTTCGGTAGCGATAAATCCAAAACCTTTAGTGGCATCGAACCATTTTACTTTTCCTTGATTACTCATGTTTTTCCTTGTTAGTGTTTATATTTGAGGAAGTTTGTATCTAATATTAGGGCGGGAGGGTTGTTATTTCTACTGCGTCTTGTTCTTATTACTGTCTTGTCTCATATGTATTTAGTCAAAAAAATAGGGCCTTATGGCCCTATTTGGTTTGTGGTGTGTACTCGATGTTGGTGCGCCTGGAGGGACTTGAACCCCCACGCCTCGCGGCACCAGAACCTAAATCTGGCGTGTCTACCAATTTCACCACAGGCGCATTATGGTGCTGGTTGAGAGACTCGAACTCCCGACCTGAGGTTTACAAAACCCCTGCTCTACCAACTGAGCTAAACCAGCGTATTTTACTTAGTCATTTTGAAATAAATGACTTCGTTGTTTTGGCCGTCAAGGACGGTTACAGCTGGTTGTCCTGCTGGATCTTGTTTACCAACATACTCCCAAGTAAAACCATCCTCAATGTTTTGTTCTACTGTATTAAAAAACTCTTG